AGGTAATGGATCGTCATCTAAGTTTATACTTGCTGTCAATTCAGGAGTATCTGCATTAGATGGATTGCTATTAACAAAGTCAATATCTCTAAAGGCCCTCGTCTCAGATTGAACCGAATCGGCTATTGTCAAAACCAAGGGCTGTTCAAAAATAAATTGATGAACATATTTAGCACCATCATACAGCAAAGTCCCATGACTTAAAAAACTCGCAACCTGATTTGGTTCACACTCTAAACCGGAGGGAAGTTTAACTCCTCTAACAGCTAATAAAATAGATCCAAACACTTGATCCCTGATATTATCCATGGATGTCAAAGCTCCCGCTTCATCAGTAACATTAGCAAGTACAAGAATAATAAAACCATCCCTTATATTTTGATTAAAATTACTCTGTTGTGTCTGCTCATCATTGATATCTGTTCCAGATTCTCTAGAGTTATTAGCTTCAACACTTAATGGAGCCACAACAAACATGAAAAATGCATCTGTCGCTTGACGGGTGTATTGATCCAATGCTCTATTAAAATCAACAACCCCTGCTATTCTTGTTTTTGTTTCAACACTGCCACCTTGACCAGTTGCTATTAAAGCAGAAGGGTAGCTAAAGCTTGTTGTATCGATTATTGTCACAGTCTGAGGACCATTAAAACTTCCAAGAACTATCTCTAATAAAAGCTCATTGCTATTTAGAACAGGAGAAGCAGCAACCCCATTAATAATTTTAAATGCCTTTCTATTAGAAACTTGTATTAATTGTAAGCTCCCGTTCCAAACTGAATTTGTAAACCCAACCAGCTCCACAAACTTCGATGTTGTTTCTCTTGGGTTAAGGGTAAGGTCATGACTCAAGCTAGTGACTATCTCTAATTGACTTTGGCCATTAACTGTAGCAAAAGTAACAGACACAATAGAGTTCTCAACTGTGACATCTCTAACATTTACAAATTCCCCAGTAATAAGCCCGTGGGCTGAAGTGGTGACGACCGTGATAGTCACACCGTCCCCCGAAATGGAGCTAATCCCTATACTGTCTGTAAAAAAGTTAGACACTTGAGGGATAATTTTAGCTAATTGATTTACAACATCCCCTATCTTCATGGCGTTCCTAATTTCTCAAAAAACTTTTTACCCGAGCGTGCTAGAATATCAAATGTATCTGACTGCCTAGCTTTTGTGGCAAGCGCAAGAGCAGGACGCGGTTTCATTTTTTTTGTACCAAGCTCCAACCATGTCGCCTTTCTATCGGTGAATCCATATTCTAAGGAATTATCCCCCCCAACAAAAAATTTAGCAGATCTTAGGTAATCCCCAGTTACAATCCCTGCATATTCCCCTGGAGCAGAAGCTTGTTTTCGCCTACCCTTTCGTGTGTAGAACCTACCCGTCTTAGGGCCACGTTCAATTCCCGCTGTTAGTGTTTTAAAAATCAAGAACCCAGCTTGTTTCATCCCATCACGAATACCTCTTTTCATGGCACTTTCTACTTTAGGAAGGACTCCGATAATAAAATCCTGTCCTTTAGCATCAAGTTTTATTGTAAATCTCGTATCTGCCATTACTGAGCTCCTGCCTTACTAGAATTACCCCTAAGATTAGCACTCAATCTTAACCACAAATTTGCTTCATCTATATTCTCTGCTTTTAAAATCTTATAATTAGTACTTTTAAACTCTATAAATTGTTCCGTACTGATACCGGATGTAAATCTTATTATAAAGATGTGAGTAACAATAAGCTCCGGGTCAACAGCAACTCCGTCTAAAGTTTGAAAGACTTGGTTCTTTCTGGTTTCTATGCCAGCATGCACAGTTTTAAATAAAGTAAATACTTCTGAATGCACTGCACTATTTTCAGTGGCAAATCCAACAAGATCCCTATTATTTATATTGATTCTGTACCGAAGTGCTCCAATACAGATCTTTTTTCTGGTTGGGGTTATGTTTTGACACTTTGCCATAATTTAAACCTTTATTGGTTTACGAAATCCAAGAAGTCTTGCAGCTTCTGGTGGAAAGGCAACTGAACCTGCAACACAACTATTACAGTCACCGGGATTTTCAAACAGATATACAGCTAGTGCTTTTATTCCAGCAATAATATCACGAGGTAAAGAAGTAGCATCATCCCCAAACCCGGCAGTAAAAACAATTTTAACAGAGTCTGCTTGAACATCTCCATCCACAGGCCAGAATTCTCCATCCTTTAACATAAGGATAGAATAGAAACTACGCTCTGCCAACAGAAAAACATCAACACTGACAGTAGTAAGAACCTGATCTATTAAATACTCCACCGATACAGCCACGCCTGTTTGAATAGGATATCGTCTTAATTGAAATCCAATATCCGGGAAATGATTTCTAAATGTGGTTACTACACTTGTGAAAAGAATAAATCCTGCATAGTTTTCAGCCCATACCTGAGCGGTGAGAATGAGTTCGTTTGCCTCATCATCCGTTAACGAAACATCATCTATGTCACCAAGAGCACTTCTTAATTGATCAGCCGTTAATGCTTGTTCATCTGGATTGTCAGGAACAGACGTATACTTATAGGCTACGATTGACGGTGGTATCTCTGTTCGGTTGAAGAATGTTGGAAACAATTCGATCATCTTTTTTCACCTCTTTAACTATGACAATTTTTTTCCTTCGCTTTTTTAAAAAATTAGGAGTCTTCATCCGATAAAGCCCCTCTTAAAAGCACGCCCATATCCTCTGTCAATCCGGACAATTTATCTTCGAAGTAATTAGCTTTATCCAAGATAATACCAAACTCGTCATTGTAGAATTTAATCAGATCTTCTACAGTTGCAATTCCTTTGGGCAAAGATATTGAAACCATTTCAATAAGTTTTTCTTGAATAGTGGGGAGAGTGTGTCTTTTGTCTACCTCAATGTTATATTTCCGCAGGATCGCTTCAATCTCGTCCTTCCCCAGACCCCTTAAACGGGTAATGGTCTTAGCATCAAGAGTAAAATAGTCATCTGGATCGATAGGAGGAGTATCTATAGTCACAGTAGGAGATGTTTCAGCTCCTATAAACCCCTCAAACCCATCAAATCCGTCAAACCCCCCAGAACCCTCAGATCCTATAGGGGGGGTTTTATCTAAGTTTCCAGAACCCTTCTCAGATATCTCTTGAGCTACTTCTTTAGAGATTTCGACAGCTAGTCCTTTCTCTATAAGCTTCTTCCCACGCGTCATGTCGATTTCCACTATCTCATCTTCCTTAGCGGTTAGAGTTTTGATATCATATCCCATAATGTTACGTCTTATTAAATCCTTTAGAATTTTTACTTTCATAACTAAATTTCCTTTATTCTTTTCCATGATTTAATTAGTTAAGCACCAGCCCCGAAGGGCTGGATACACAGGTTAATTGTTATTGATCTACAGTTGGACCATTCTGAGCATTAGCCAGGATTGCAATAACCCCACTAATACCTGTAAGACTTGAAGCATTGGCTGTATCAATACTTGCACGAACAAATCGTTTCTTACCGATGTATCCGACGCGATTGATCTGGAGTGCAGTATCCAAGGTCTTAAAGGTTCCAATTAAGGTTTTAGGATCATCTGCAACCAGAACTGGCGCAGCATCTGACAATGCGGGATCATCACCATCTTCCAAACTAAGGGTATGATCACCTGTTCCACCAATTGAATGTACCATTAATGAAAAAGTAATAGATTCAAACAACTTCATGTCGATAATTATACCTTCGATAGATCCATCAGCCGTGATAGACTGTGCAGGTACAGCGATCTCAGTGAACTGCTTTGTTTTAGCATCATATTCCATGATTCTTTCCTCAATAAAAGATTAACAATATGTTTAAACGAGGCGACTAATGATTATGCTTTGATTTTCAGCATGGTGATAGCTTCCGGGATAATAACCCTTCCAGTGTTCCAACGCATGAAAGTCAATTCCACAATGGCCTGTCGTTTCTTGGTAAAGATATCTCGGATCATCATAGTGCCTGTACGATCAAAGATTTCATAGCCCCTTCGGAAATCACCAAAGGCCAGTGCAAATGCATCAGCAGCAATATCTGGCATATCATTGGCAATCAAATAAGGCTCCCCTGCTAACGTGGCAGATACAGCACCATTCAATGCGGGTTGCCAGAGAAATTGACCATCGCCGGCAACATTTTCAGTACCCGCAACATTTTGAATTACTGCTTTTGTGCTTCTGATCTGAGCCAAAGTCCTACGATTCAGAACAAAAGAAGGATCATATCCAGCTTTAAGCTGACCAGTTAGCAAAAGGATATCATCTGCAAAGATTTTACCAGATTGGCCCGTTCCTTGAAGAGCACCAGCTATGATGCCAGCATTTTGCAAAAAACCTTCTGGCTTTTTAACACCGTCACCACTGATGTTATTAGCTCCTTCACCCTGAGCGAACGCAGTTGCAACATCCTCACGGATTTCACTTTCAATATCGAAAGCAGAGTCCATAAGGATATCCTGTGTGAAGGGAACAGTCACACTCTGTCGAAACGGAGTGATCGTAACATTCCGGTATATCGAAGTATTCAGATCATCCTGCTCAGTTTCACCTTCATACGTTGCTACCAAATTAACGGTCCTGACAGCAATTTCAAGACTTTTGACTGCCATGGTACGAACGCGACAAATGCTCCGGATATTACTGATTTCAACAATTTCCTTACGAAGAATGGCATCCAACTCGGTAGGGATTAAAAAGCCCCCTTCCACATTGGAGTCGGTTCGCATCAATTGCTTTTTGGAAAAGTCAGGCAATGCCATGATCATGCTGTCATCAGCAAATTTATACAGATGCTCAAACGCTTTGAATTCATCAGATTCCTTATAACGCTTGGAATCATCAGCAGTTCCCTCAGCATGGATAAGTTCCAGAGCATCGATACGTTCTTTCTGCTCCAAGATTTTTTCCTGGTCTTCCTTTTTATAGGCTTCGAGCAATTCCTTCTGCTCAAGTGCTTCTGTTTTGGCTTTTTCCTGTGCCTTAGTGAATACCTGGCCTTCTGCTTCATGCTTGTCCAGAATGGTGTTGAGTTTTTCCATCTTTTCTTTACCTTCTGCCGTGTCTGCTTTACCAGAATTGATAAGCTTTTTCAGCTCCTCAAAGGCAGTATTAGTTTGCTGCACATACTCTTTTGTTAAAGTAATTACTTCCATGATAAACTCCTTAAAACAAGGTTAAAAATTTATAAACTATTATTTATGCTTTAACTTTCAATAAAGCAATGGCTTCCGAGATAACTACTCTGCCCGTTGTCCAACGATGAAAAGTTAATTCAATTATTGCTCGACCCTTTTTGGTATAGACATCTCTAATCACCAAAGTACCAGTTCTATCAAAAACTTCGTAACCTCTACGAAAATCTCCAAAGGCAACAGGAAATGTACCGGCGACTAAAGTTGCTGCACCTTGCATATCCTTTGCTAATAGAAAAGGGGCACCAACTATAGAATTAGCACTTCCCCCTGTAAATGCAGGTTGGAAAACATAACTTCCCGAACTATCCTTAAGAGTTCTGATTATTCTCAAGATTGCCCGATTGAAGACAAATATTCCTTCATACCCCTCTTTAATGTCTTCCATCATATTTAAGATATCGTCACCTGTGATAGCAAGCGAAGTTTCCGATTCTCTTGCAGCACCTTGAATAATGGCGTTTTGAGCAAAGCCTTCCGGCTTTTTAACACCATCCCCTATGACATGAAATTTTCCTTCATTTTGAGCGAAGGCAAATCCAACATCGGTTCGGATTTCGGCTTCCAAATCAAAACCTGCATCCATAACCATGTCTTGTGTCATAGGAATAGTAACAGTCTGCCTAAAAGGTATTACAGAAACTTCTCGAAAAGTGGGGGCCTCATCTGCACCAGGTGCTTCAGTTTCCCCTTCAAACGAAGCAGTAAGACTATCAGCCTTCCGAACTGGAACGTTAAGAGTCTTATTCTCCATTGTCTTAACACGAGATATACTTCTTATGTTGCTTGTCTCAAACACTTCCCTTCTCAATTCATTATCTAGTGCTTCTGGGACACGAAAGCCCCCATCAATACCAGAATCTGTGCGCATTAACTGCTTCATCTCAACTTCCGGTAAGGCATGAATCATATCCTTACTACCAGTCTTAATGAATTCTATGAACGCTTTGAATTGATTCGTTTGCTTGTAACCATCATTAGAAAATAGGAAAGCATCAGAAATGTTCTTTTGCGCCATACTTTCTTTTACAAACTTCTGATTTATCTCTTCAAGAGCATCCAACTCATCCTGAATCTTCTCAACAGCTTCTTTATTTTCGGAATTATCCAAAGAATCAAGACGCCTTTTCAATTCAAGATAAGTTTTGTTAGTCTTCTCAATAAATTCTGCAGTCTTTTGCATAATTTATAGCTCCTTTTCTTCTAATGATTTTAAAAAACTACCCAGTTTCTTTTCTTCATGATCTTCACGATCATCTTCCAAACCTTTCAAAAACTGGTCCATCTGCTCATGTTCACGATCATCACAATCGGATGTACCCTGAGCGTCACGCTCATTCTTTTTATGTTTCAAGGTAGTTACAAGTTCCTTAGCTGTGCGCTTTGAAAACTTGACTCCTGATGTAAATAATTCTTCCTGCTCCTTTAAACTTAGTTTAAAGAAGTTATCCATGTCAGCACGTTTAAATAATGTAATAACTGCTT